CCAGATAATGAAGTAGAACATTACTGTAAAAAATTAAAAGAGTTCACACAAAAAGATCGTGGACTTAGTATTCCCAATTGTCCAATTGGTGTAGATGTTGGCATTGGAAATAATTATGCAGAAGCAGGATAATATGGCAGATAATATAGAACATTTAAGAAGTTATTATAATTTAGGTGGATATGAAGCTATAGACTTTATAGAACAGCTTAATATGTCTTTTAATGAGGGGAACATATTTAAGTATTTATATAGATGTAATAATCTAAATCCTAAGGGATCGATTAAAGAAGATTTAGAAAAAGCGTTGTATTATTCTAAGCGTGCTCTATACCATAAAGGTATGTTTGAGTTATACAGGAAGCCTAATTATAAACTATACTACGTAGATAATCTTAATAAAAGCGCTTTTAGTGAAAACATATTTTTTGCATTAATTTCTCTAATAGAGGCTATATGTGAGCCTAATTTATATGAAGATAGTATTACATCTGTAGTACAATTTATAACAGCAGAAATAAATGAAATTAATTGATATAAATTTTCCTGTTTTCTGCATAAAAGAATATGAAAAAATTATTCAAGAAGAAAAGATTTTATATATAGAAATAGATGAGATTAAGAAAATTGTTGATAATAAATACTTAGCTGGACAAACTTTAGGGGAAAGAAGATTAAAAATACCTAAGGATAAAAGATATGGACTAAAATATAGTTACTTAAATTATCACCAGCTATTAAAATCTAAGTGTAAACTATTTATAGATAATGAAGGAAATTTAATAAAATACAAAAAACATTATAGAGCTACATTAACATATCATAAAATAATAAAAGTAAAACAAGTAGAGAATATAGGATATATATTATACATGGAAAATATAAATATTCCTATGGAAGTGCCAACAACAACGTACAATTATCAAAACTATGTAGGATTATTACAATATAATAATGGTTATCTTATATATGAGTTTTGTGATATTAAAAAGCAAAAATCATGGCGAATGATATAGCAGTTTTATCTAATAAAATATACTTACCTTATAGCAAAGAGCTAAAAGAGGCACTAGCTATAGAATTAACTTATAAAATACCTAATCCTAGGCCTGGTGGAAAACCAATAACACTTAGAAATTATAGTGTCATAAATAATAAGTTAATAGCATTCCCAATAGGTAGAACTGATTTAATACCAAAGAGTTATAAAATTATAGATAAACGATCAATTATACCTGTTTCCATGCCTGAATTTTCTTTTAAATTAAGAGAGTCACAAGAAGAAATCTATAATATATTAGAAGATAATTATATTATAAATGCTAAGCCGGGATGGGGTAAAACCATAACTGCCTTAGCTATAATTAAAAAACTTAATAATAAAACCTTAATAGTAACTCACACAACAAAATTAAGAGATCAATGGGCGGAAGAAATAAAAGCAGGATTTAAATTTAGTCCTAGTATTATAGGTAGTGGTAAATTTAGTATACATACACCAATAGTTGTATCTAATATACAAACACTAGTAAAACATACACAAGAATTAAGAGATGCTTTTGGCACAATTATAATAGACGAATGTCACCATATACCAGCATCTACATTTCAAATAATTTTGGATAAACTTTCTGCTAGATATAAAATTGGACTAAGTGGTACATTAAGTAGAAAAGATAAAAAACATATGCTTATATTTGATTATATAAGTAAAAAAGTATATATACCTAAAAAAGAAAATGTAATGGAACCACTAATAATAGTATACAAAACTAATATTAGAATACCTGGTAATCACTTAATTCCTTGGGCCAATAGAGTAAATGAATTAACAGATAGAAAAGATTATAGACAAGTAGTTAAAAGTTTAGCCATTGCTCAAGCTGAACGAGGACACAAGGTATTAGTAGTATCTGATAGAATAAAATTCTTAGAAGAAGTTAGTTCTGATATTGAAAATTCAATATGTATTACATCACAAACGCAAAATCAAAAAGAACTAGAAAATCAATTGCGAGACGGTACTAAAAATATACTTTTTGGCTCTATAGGAATTTATAAAGAAGGAATATCAATAAATCAAATAAGTTCTTTAGTATTAGCTACAACTATAAGTAATGAACCACTAATAGTACAATTAGTTGGAAGAATAATAAGACAATTTGAAGGAAAATTACGCCCAGAAGTAATAGATATAGTACTAGACTGCCCTACTGGAAGAAAACAGTTTGAGACTAGATTAAGGGCGTATAGAAGTGAGCAATATGAAATTAGGTACTTAAATTAATGATATTTTTTAATTGGGAGCAAATTTTACGGCATACAAAATATGATTGCAATTTTTCATTGAATGTGATAAAATGTATATCTAGAGTGAAAAAAGCCTCAACTCTAGAAAATCTAATAATATTAAAATCAATGAAATATGTTCAACATAATTGGTTGGATAAACCAGTAGAATTACTAGCTTCTAAAGCTACAAATAATGAAAAATGTGTATATATTTCTATTGCTAGTAAAAGAAATTATTTTTTGTTATTAAACAAAAATATTTCTTATCTACCTACGTATTATTTAGAAGATGATTTAATAAATAAACTAAAATTAAACACATTATTAAGAATAGAAAATAATAAAATATTATTTGACTATTAAGGAGAATAAAATGGCATTAACATTTAATAAAATTCATGGCGAAGCTATTAAGTCTGAAGTGGACTATTTTAAATTTGAAGAAGGTAAAAATAAGTTTAGATTAGTTGGAGAAGTATTGCCAAGATATGTGTATTGGAAGCAAACACCAGACTCTAAGAAAAGTATTGCTATTGAATGCTTAAGTTTTGATAGAGAAAAAGAAAAGTTTACAAACGTTGAAAAAGATTGGTTTTCAGAGTATTTTCCAGATGAAAAGTGCAGTTGGTCATATTTAGTACAAGTTATTGATCCAAAAGATAATAAAGTTAAAGTACTAGGTCTAAAGAAAAAGCTTTTTCAATCTATGTTAGATTTGGCCCAAGAACACTTGGGTGATCCTACAGACGTTGAAACAGGTTGGGATGTTGTAGTTCAGAAGAAGAAAACGGGACCACTAACATATAATGTAGAATATACCCTAGATCAATTAGCTTGCAAAAAGAGACCTCTATCTGCGGAGGAAAAGGAACTTATAAAGGATTTAAAGCCAATAGAAACTCTATTTCCTAAGCCATCACCTGAGGAGCAAAAAGCATTTATTGAAAGAACATGGATAAATGTAGAAGAAAAGGGAGATGATATTCCACCAGAGGTTGATGAGGAGCTTTGATAATAAAAAAGAGAGGTAGATTTCTGCCTCTCTTTTTATTGGATATAATAAATGAAAATATTATTTACCGCTGATTGGCATATAAAATTAGATCAAAAAAATGTGCCAAAATCTTGGCAAATTAATAGATATAAAGATTTATTTGCTAAAATAGAACATTTAGCTAGGACTCATGAAGTTAATCAAATTGTAATTGGTGGTGATATTTTTGATAAAATACCTAGTATGGAAGAATTAGAATTATTCTTCAATTTTTTAACTTATCCACATGATAAATATTTAATAATACTATATGATGGAAATCATGAAGCCACAACTAAAGGTAGAACCTTTTTACATAATTTAGCTAGTATTATTGCTAAAGTACACAAAAATGCTATGGTTTTAGAAAAACCATGGAGCTATAGGGGAGTAGATTATATACCATATACTCATATAAAATCATTTAACCCTAACGATTTTTCTAATCCTATATTATGCACACATGTTAGAGCAGAGATACCACCACACGTGTCCCCAGAAATAGATTTAAAACTATTAGAGAAGTGGAAAGTAGTGTTAGCTGGGGATTTACACTCTTATTCTAATTCTCAAAAGAATATACTATACCCAGGTTCTCCATTAAGTACTTCATTTCATAGAAATAAAATAAATAATGGTCTAATAATATTTGATACAGATACATTATCTCATGAGTGGATAGATTTAAAACTCCCACAATTATTAAGAAAAACTATATCTTCTAAGGAAGAAGCAATACAAACACAATATGATCATACTATATTTGAAATAATTGGAAATATAAATGAACTAAATAATATAATTATAGGTTCAAATAATATAGATAAAAAAATAATACAAAAAGAAACAAATAAACAGTTAGATTTATCAAATAAAAGTATAACAGAAGAATTAGAGCTGTATCTAAAAGAAATACAAAAGTTATCAGATAAAGATATTGCCAATGTGTTAAGAGTATTTAGTGAGGCCTATAATGATAATATTTAAAAAATTATGCTGGGATTATTGGTTTTCTTATGGAAAAGATAATGAAATTGACTTAAACCTAAATAATTTAACACAATTGATTGGAGTAAATGGCAGTGGAAAATCTTCAATACCACTTATAATAGAAGAAGTGCTGTATGGCAAAAATTCTAAAGGTATAAAAAAACAAGATTTATTAAATAGAAAGTACCCAAATAAACCATTATTCGCTAAATTAGATTTTAATATAGATGAAGATGAGTATAGTGTTGAATTAAATAGAAAAACAACTATTAAATTATCACTATTTAAAAATGGTAATGATATATCATCACATACCTCTAAAAATACATATAAAACTTTAGAAGATATAATTGGTTTAGATTTTAAAACGTTTTCACAGTTATTTTATCAAACATCTAAATCTAGCATAGAATTTTTAACTTCTACTGATACACAAAGAAAAACATTTCTTATATCATTATTTAATTTAGATAAGTATTTATCTATATATGAAATATTTAAAGAGAAATATAAAGAGAGCTCTAAACAAGTTTTAAAGTTACAAGGTACTTGTGATACCATATCTAAGTGGATAGAAAATAATAAGTCATATAACGTAGAAGAAAAAGAACTACTACAAGAAATAGTTTATGATATACAAAAAGATATTCATTCCATAAATAAGCTACATATTGAATTAGAAAATATCGACAGAACTAATAAGAATATAAGAGCTAATAACCAATATAAAAAACTTATAAGTCAAATAGATTATGGATTATTATCTGGTGACTATAAAAATCCTGGCCCAATTGACGAGCTAATTAGAGAAAAATCAAAATTAGAAACACAAAAAGCACACCAACAAAAAGTAATAAAAACATTAAACTCTTTAGATCCAGTATGTCCAACTTGTATGCAACAAGTTGATTTGGAATTAAAAAATAGTATGCTAGATGGTGCTACCTACAGATCAGTAGAAATACAATCTCTGCTTAATAGATTAGATGAAAAAATTAGTATACATAAGCAATTAGAGTCTCGATATAAAAGACATCTGGAAGCAGTAAATGAGTTCGAAAGATTAAACACTTTAATAGATAATTCAATACAAACAGAATTATTAGATGAGACAAAATTAAAAGAAAAAATAAGTGAACTTACAAAAAATGTAAGCAATATAAGAACTGAAATAGATAAGATAATAAATGAGAATAATAAAATTACTGAGTATAATATTAAAGTAAGACTAGTAAAACAACAACTAGAGGAATACAGTACACAATTAATATCTCAAGAACACGAATTAAATGAATTAACAAAAACCTTAAATTATTTAGATATTTTAAGACAAAGTTTTAGCACAACTGGATTAGTTAACTATAAGATAGAATTTTTAGTAAAAGATTTAGAAAGTGAAATAAATAATTATTTGATAGAGCTTACAGATGGTAAGTTCCAAATTATATTTAGTCTTAAAGATGATAAGTTAAATATTAATATAGAAGACAACAATAATATTGTAGAAATAGATAGTTTATCTTCTGGAGAGTTATCAAGAGTAAATACTGCCACTTTATTAGCTATTAGAAAACTAATGGCACATCTATCAAAAACAAAAATAAATATATTATTTCTAGATGAAATTATGGGAGTACTTGATAATTTTGGTAAGGATAAACTTATAGAAATATTAATAAGTGAAACAGAACTAAACACTTTCTTGGTTTCACATGAATTTACACATCCACTTTTAGATAAAATAACTATAGTTAAAGAGGATGATATTAGTAGGATAGATAATGGTTGATAGTAGAGAAAAAGGAGCTAGAGCAGAAACAGCTGCTAAAGGATTGTTAATAAAACATACTGGCTTTGGTTGGGAAAGAGTTCCTAGCTCTGGTGCATTAAATCCAAGACATAAATTGAAAGGTGATTTATATATTCCAGAAAAACAAAATATATATTCAGTAGAAGTTAAGCATTATAAAGAAGATCATATAAGCTCTAAAATGCTAACTGACAAACAACCACAAATAATAAAATGGTGGGAGCAGTCTATAAGACAAGCCGAACAAATATCCAAAAAGCCATTATTAATATTTAAATTCGATAGAAGTAAGTTTTTTGTAGCTTTTTTAGAGCCTAAACCGTCTAAGGCATTAAAATATATTAAGTATAACAATTCTCATATTTTTTATATAGCAAAACTAGAAGAATGGTTAGAAAAAGAAAAGCCAAATTTTATAGGTGATTAATGGGAAAGAGTTTTTCCAATATGTCTAATGAACCAATAGATGGTTCTAATTTAATGATAGTAGATGGTCTAAATTTAGCTTTTAGATTTAAACACGCAAATAAGAAAGAATTTAGTACAGAGTATTTTAATTTAATACGATCCTTACAAAAGTCTTATGATGCATCAAAAGTTTTTATTTTAGGAGATGGTGGATCATACTATAGAAAAAATATTTATTCAAAGTATAAAGCTAATAGGGAGGAATTAAGAGCTAAACAGACCCCAGAAGAAGCCAATGATTTCCAGGAATATTTAGTAGAGTTTCAAAAATCTCTAGCTTTATTACAAACTAAAGGGTATAGCACTTTACTTTTTAAAGGTGTAGAAGCAGATGATATAGCAGCATATCTTACTAAAAAATTAAAGAAAAAATATAATCATATATGGCTTATAAGCTCAGATAAAGACTGGGACTTGTTAATAGATGAAAATGTTTCTAGATTTTCTTATAGGACTAGAAAAGAAATAACTAATGATAATTGGTATGATCATTATTTGTATGATAGAAAAGAATATATAAGTATAAAAGCTCTTATGGGAGATAAAGGAGATAATGTACCTGGTGTAGATGGTATAGGTGAAAAAAGAGCATATACAATATTAAAAGAGTTTGGACCTTCTGCATTAGATATATATGATTCTATTCCATTAGATAAACCATATAAATACGTACAAAATTTAAATGAATTTAAGGAACAACTATTAATTAATTATAAATTAATGGATTTATTAACTTTTTGCGAAGATGCTATTGGTAATGATAATATAAAGATTATAGATAGCATTATGGGTGAATATGTATGATTATAAATTTTACTGCTGAAAATGAAAAATGCATTCCATATAAAAAACATAATACAGATGCTGGATATGATTTAAAATCAAATATGGAATTTTTTGATATATATCCAAATGAATATAAACAAATTAATACTGGTGTAAAAATAGCCATACCAGAAGGATATATGGGCATGATAGTACCACGCAGTGGACTAGGTAGTAAGGGATTTACTTTAAGAAATACTATTGGCATAATTGACTCTGATTATAGAGGAGAAATTATTTTAATGGTAACTAATAATAGTAATTCCCCAATACCAATTAATAAATATGATAGAGTAGCACAAATAATATTTGTACCAGTACTATTACCAATATTAAATTTAGTCAATGATTTAAATGATACAGATAGAGGTGAGGGTGGTTTTGGACATACAGGATACAATTAATTGGCCTGATTTAAAACTACCACCTATAAACTTATGGAATATATGGAAAATGCCAGAACCTAAAGATACAGTGAATACATCATTTTATAAAGGATATACAAATTGGTCATGTGAGTTTTATCCTTGCCATGATATGTCAGAATTTAGTAAGGAAGAATTTAACTGTCTATTTTGTTATTGTCCACTACAGTTTTTAGAATGTCCTGGACCTTATTTAGTATTTACAGATAAAAATGGAAATATAAGAAAAGACTGCTCTGCGTGTATTTTACCACACAATACATATTTTAAATCATGGAATTTTATACAGAAATGGCTAGAAAATCCTAAGCCATGGAATGGAGAGTAATATTAATGCCGAGTGCAAGAGCGGAAATTATAACTAGAAGAACATATAATAGAGAATTTGATGATAATCCAGGTACATTTGAAACTTGGGAACAAACAATAGATAGAGTTATAAATCATCAAAGATGGTTATGGGAAAGAGCATTAACACATATGAAACTTCCTGGAATGCCACTACATGATATATCTGACGATATGATTGAGTGGGTAGAGTTATCAGAAGAACAGGAAATGGAATTAGAAGAATTAAAAATGTTAATGTTAGATAGGAAAGTTTTACCTAGTGGTAGAACATTATGGCTTGGAGGCACAAGTATATCTAAGCGTAGAGAGTCTAGTCAATTTAACTGTTCTCATGTAAATATTGAAACAATATATGATGTAGTTGATGCATTTTGGCTATTATTACAAGGATGTGGAGTAGGAGCCACTCCAGAAGTTGGAACTCTTACCGGCTTTAGAAAACCAATACCCAATATAGAAATTATAAGATCTACTAGAACTGATAAAGGAAGAGAGCATAATGAAGAAAGTTTTATAGATGGTGTTTGGACTATATCTGTTGGTGATAGCGCCGAAGCTTGGGCAAAAAGTATTGGAAAATTACTTGCCGGTAACTACAAGGCTGATACTTTAATATTAGATTTTAGTCAGATTAGACCTGGTGGACAAAGGTTAAAAGGATATGGATGGATCTCATCCGGTGATGGACCAATATCTACAGCGTATCCAGCTATATGTAATATATTAAATAAAAGAGCTGGAAGTTTATTACATAAAACTGATATAGTTGAAATATTAAACTGGCTCGGTACGGTACTATCCTCTAGGAGAAGTGCCGAAATTATGTTAGTTGAATATGCTAGTGATGAGTGGTATGAGTTTGCTAAGTTTAAAGAGCGCTGTTTTGAAGACGGGTTTAAACATAGACAACAATCTAATAACTCATTAGTATTTTATAACAAACCTAGTAAAGAAGAATTAACTAAAGTATTTGACATGATGATAGAAGCTGGTGGATCTGAGCCAGGTTTTTATAATGGACAAACCGCTTTAATGAGAGCACCATGGTTTAAAGGAACTAATCCATGTGGGGAAATTCTTTTAGCTAATAAATCATTCTGTAATTTATCTGAGATAGATGTTGCAAAATTTATAGGTGATTCTTCTGGGCTATATAGAGCAGCTATATTAATAGCTAGAGCTAACTATAGGCAAACTGTTGTAGATTTTAGAGATGGAATACTGCAAGAATCTTGGCATAAAAATAATGAGTTCTTAAGGCTATGTGGTGTTGGTGTAACAGGAATAGCACAAAGGGATGATATGACTGCCTATGATTGGAGAAGTTTAAAATACTCTATAGTATGCTCAGCTAGAGCAATGGCGAAAGAATTAGGGTTGGAGCACCCTAAAAATGTTACTACTGTTAAACCAAGTGGTACACTATCAAAAATAATGGATACTACTGAAGGAATACATAGACCTGGTGGAAGATACTTATTTAACTGGGTAAACTTTAGTAACCACGATCCAATATTAAATAAGCTTAAAGAAGCTAACTATAGATTAATTACTAATCCAGCAAATAGTGATAATACATTAGCTTGTTTGCCAGTAGAGTATAATAATATACCTTTTAACTATAAAACAGTATATAGAAAAGACGGATCTACAGAACTTTTAGAAGTAAATGAAGAACCTGCTATTTCTCAATTAGAAAGATATAAGAAGATTCAGGTTAATTATTGTGATCAAAATGTCTCAAATACTATATATTATTCACCAAGCGAAAAAGAAGATATAGTAAACTGGCTTTTAAACAATTGGGATGTATATGTTGGTGTTAGTTTCTTATTTAGAAATGATCCAACCGTAAGTGCTAAAGATTTAGGATTTAATTATTTACCTCAAGAATATGTGACCAAAGATAAATACTACGAGTATTTAAATACTTTAAAAACAATAGACTGGTCTAACACAGAATCAGCGTTAGAAATAGAAAATGATGAATGTATTTCTGGAGTATGTCCAGTTAAATAACAAAAAAGCCCCGCACAGTGAAAACTGTGCGGGGCTTTTTATTTACCCTAAATCTCCAGATAAATACCAAGTATTTGGAGAACCATTTACTATTTTGGTAATTTTAGCTTCTCCATATCTAGGAGATATAGATACATAATTATTTTTACTTTCTATAGTATCTGTACCTTGTAAAACAAAAGTAACAGTTCCAGTACCCCTCCTTACCACTTTACAATGAAATCCTTCATTAATAGTTTCAGTAGTAGTTTGTGGCAATGTAATATTTAGATTAGATGATGAATTTACAATTATAAGTTTTCCTGAATCTGCCCCAGTTATAGTATAAGCAATAGTTTTATTTTCTAAATATAAGAAGTGCTTATATAATTGCTTATTATCAGTTATAATAATACCAGAGCCGTGAATATTTTCTCCAGTAGTACCATCAAATCTTACTATTTCATTGTCAGTAGAGTTAATTGGCCCTAGTACGTCTCCCGATCCAGTAGCACCTGCCATTTGTTTCCAAACAGCATTACCGGTAGTATTCTTTACACATACAAATATATTATTAGTAGATGTATTTACCCAAATAGAAGATATATCATATGAATCATCAGAAGAAGTTGGATCTGTTGTAGCACTAAAATTTTGTTTTGCTAATACTACGCTTTGTTTTAAACTTATATTTGCAGTTGTAGAAGTTGGAATATTAGTTAGATCGAATTTAACCCTTGCAGTATTATCAGAAGTTTTAGTTACATAGAATGATGAATCTGAGAAATTAAAAGATAAACTAGGTGAACTCCAAGAAGAACCATTCCACATAAGTAAAGCTAGTGTCGTGCTTATTGTTGCAATCCAACCAACTACTGGCACTATAAATTTCCAACCATTATAATAATAAGCAATTTTATTATTATGAGTTGCAAAAGCTCCAGTTGGAGAAGTGCCAACTATTACTACTAATCCATTAGTTCCGGTAGGTGGTGTGTTCGATATACTATTAGCACAAATCTGTATTAAAACATCTAATTTTTCTAAATTTTGATTATAAATTATTTCAGGATTATATTGATTAGTTTCTAAATTTACTAATCCAAAATTTACTGTTTGAGCCATTTTTTCTTCCCTATTTCATAAAAGCTATCAAAATCTGCAAAAGAGTTATTACTATTTGCATATAAATCAATACCATTTATTATACAAAATTCTTGTATATCAATATTTTTACCAGAACTGCCATTAAATATATATCCAGTACTAGAAATAGTACCAATACCACCATTACATCCTGTAGCTACTTGTGTATATGCAACACTATCTTCAGTACTAAACTCTTTAAAGTATAACTTTCTACTAGTTCCAGCCACTACCCAGCCTATAAATACCCATTTTTCTGGAGGTATTGCTACTTGAGAATACTGTCCACAATAACTATTTGGTACCAGGAAAGTAAAGCTAGCACCAGTATAGTTAAAATATGGTAAGTAATCAAAAGAACCATTTAATGCTGATAGTATTGGAGTACTGCCATATGCAGTACCAAAACTGCTAAGACTTCCAATTTTTATTACCATATATCCACTATGAGTACTACTAGATGTTAATCCACTATATAATAAATTTTCATATCTATTAAAGTTTTTACTTGATAAACCATAGCAAGCTGGCTTACTGTTTAATTTTCCCATATTATTATAATTATTATATGTTACGTCATATGTTACATCATCGTTTGTAATAATATTTAAATCTGGTTGTAGTTGAAAATCTATATAAAGTTTTTGGTTGCTAGGATATTTATTATTCAAAATATTAATAGTATTATAGTTAGGAGTATATATTATATTATGATATATATTATGATTATAATCTAAAAATTCTGCTTTTCTTTTTATAGTAAACTTTAGTATATCGTACAAAGTTACTCCATCTGTTAGCATATCTGCAGATGTATATGTATATGTATTAGTAGTTATACTTTCAATTGTACGAATTAAATTATTGTTTTTATATATTTCTATTTTATATTCCAAAACATCCTCTTGTTTAGGACTATGGAATAAATATCCTGCTTTATTTCTTTCCCTATGATTCCAAGTTAATAATATATTAGAACCACTACTTGTAGCATAGCCATTAGATATGCCATATGGTAAATACCAATTTAATTTATATTTATAAGGGGCTCCAACTGTTGATTCAATTGATTGTCCGAAAGAAATACCCTTATAATAAATTACACTATTATAATAATTAGTTGCAATATTAACTTTCTTTAAAGAGTTTGGTAAATAATATACCTTATCATTAAAAGTATAATTAATACTTTTATTATATGTATTATATAATCCTCTTTGTAAATTACTAAATTTAATTAGTTTATTATTATTATCCTCATCAATGTAAGTTATATTTCTGTATTGTAGTATTTCTACATATCCTGTAGAATTAGATACTAATGCTATAGTTCCACCCTCTAAATAATAAAAATCATCCTCTGCCGGCTCAAAAAAATCTTGATAACTGGTAACTTGTATAGTTATAGTATTTAATGTGTCTAAATAATAAGGATCTACTAAATTATTTGTAATACTATATACAATACCTCCTATTCCTCCAGGAATATTATAATCTTGAACTCTAGAGTACGATAAATCATCAAATGAGCCAAATAAACTTCCACCCTGCCAATATTTACTATCTGAAAATGCACCTACATAAATACCTGGAGCATTATATTCTGTAGATGTATATTTATTATATAATGGACTAGTATCTAATATAGTAATTTGTGTATTAGAAGTTGGTAACATAGTGTTTATAAATGGTTCATGAGCACCATCAGTAGATATCATTCCTTCTATATTTCTAGGGTCTTCTTCTACACCCTTTAATTCAATATACTGAGTGCTTTCTGCTACTATTTCTGTTATTTTAACAGTCAAGTACTCATTAGTCAAATCTGCTATATCTAAAGGTAGTAATACTATATCTCCAGGCTCTAAGTATGAATACATATTAGGTAATCTGAATTCATATTCTTTTGTAGCCCTCCATACATCAAATAATATTCTAAAAGAATTACTATAAGCCTCATATGGGTATAATACTATTGGAGCTTTGATTGTTGTTTTAACCCCTAAATTAAAATCTATATTTCTTATAGCTATAACGTTAGCTTGAGTATATCCATGTTTAGTTATATAATTGTATGTAATAGATTGTGGTAGAGAGGTGTCCTCTCTTAGTGTTATTTTATACTTTTGATTATAGTTATTTTCACCTATTCCTTTTACACCCAATTCATCCCTATCTAAAGTAATAACATTATTACTTGCTTCTTTTCTTGTTCTATATTTTATTTTCCATTCACTTTCATATGCATCTATAAAATAATGCATTAATAATGTTTCTAAAGCATCTATTAACTTTATATCATCAGATATATTGAAGCCATTAACTTTTACATTATAAGCTGCTTCTGATATATCTAGACAGGTATCTGATATATTAGCTTTTGCCGTTATATCTTCTATAATTGCACCTAATAGTGCAATTTCACCAATTATTGTATTTCTTATATACCAAAGTGCAGCATACCCAGAATGGCCAGAATGAGCAGCATATCCTATAAAATCTCCTGAGTATGGTATAACTTGATACGGATTTATATTAGTAATTATTTCAGTAATTATTTCAAATGTAGATAAATCCATAGATTTTATAAGTATACCATCAACCCAATATACTTTTGTTGCTCCTGGTTGATAATAATATGTTGCTGGAATAACAGCATTTAATTTGTATTCAAATGGTGCATTATTATATCCATAACTTTCAAGATGTTCTTCAATATAACATATTTTTGCATTTTGTGAATCTAATGTTACAGTATAATCGTGACCTAATATATATTCATCATCAATTTTTGGTAATAAATTATTTGGTTTAGCTATTCTGTCTTCTTTTGCCCCATATATAGACATATATATTTGCCATTCCATATATGCATCTAAAAACGCAGATCTATTTGGTATACCGTAGTACTCTAGCCATCCAAAGAATGTTTTTGGCAAGTTTTCTTTATACATAGGCTTTTCATAGATTTTCCCATTAACACACAAAATTTCTGTACCGTTTGATAATCTAAGCCACATTGTTGGTATATAATTTCCTACATTATCAGGTTTTGTTCCTATAATATTATGTACAAAAATTGCCACTCTAGTATAAATATCTAGGTTTTTAGTATATGGTGGAACAGTTAATGGTGGAGACGGGTTAGAATCATAAAGGTCTATTTGTGGTCCATATTCAGCAGGATACCAAGCGCTCTCTGTAACATCAGTCTCTTCTGTTGGTAAATAATAAAAATACTTTTTTGTAGTTGTAACTGTTTCAACTTGAGCAATACAAGCAAGACCGTGTTCCATAGAATCCATTATATTATATGTACAATCTTCATAATAAATAATGTCAGGCCTTGAATAACTACCTATTATTGGTGCTTTAGTGTTTAATATTGTATGTCTTTTACTAATTACAGTTTTATATGGATCTGTAGTTGGATCAAAGTCTTCAGATTCTTCATCTGCTTCAATAACTTCATCTATATTTGAAAAACCAACTAAATGATGTATAGTATTATTTTTCCAATCCTCTATATAACATCTTCCAGACGGACTAGTATCTTCTATATAATGACCTACAGATATTGGCATAATACCTTTAGCAAAACCATATTGATCATAGTCTGCAGGATCAGGATTTATTCCTTGCTTTGTTATTTCTTTTACTTTATGCTGATAAATTGTAGAGCTAGATACATTTATTTGCCTAGTATATATACATCCATTTGCCATACCAGAATAATAAAAGTCACTAAAAGATCCAACATAGCCACCATTTAAATAGCCGTGTCCAACCATTGCGCCATTTATTATATTAAATAGTTGCCAATATGCATAGTCATTTTGCCCTACATCATATGAGCAGCACTGTATATAACAAGGTGCATATTTATATCCATTACCCCAGTTTAATGGAAACCACCCAAAACCACCTAAATGTCTATGCCATCCTCCAACTGAAGAACCAGATGTCCAAGTACCATATCCTATTCCTACACCACCCCAAGTATTACCAGAATGTATTGGATATTTTGTAATAGTAGATGTAGATAAGTTTACTGAAGCCCATCTAACTGGTATTCCAGTAGTTGAATCACTATACCAAGAATTAGCACCCCAATTTAACAAAGGTATTACTAATGTATTATAATTTAGCATTAGCATAACATTTATTTGTGGTACTACTTCACTATCACCATAATCTAAAAATTTTGCAAAATCTATTTGTGGATATTTACTAGCAATACCACTGACAACTCCTTTAGATACTACTTCAAACTCCAATGATTGTGGAATTCTTCTACCAAATGGATCTAATTGAAACTGTTCAAATACTATATATGCTAACCCTCTATGTGCTGGTGTTAACTCTCTTCCAAAATTTGCTTGTAATATAGGATCTCTACCCTGATTTTCGGTACCAGTATATAATCTCCATTTTAACCAAGAAACATGATTTGGAACCTCATCAGAATTATATATTAATTCCTTATTTGCCCATATTTTTTTAATTCCTACTATTGGACCTTCACAAATACCTACAGCAATATCACAATCATACGTATATGTTACATCTGTATGTGTATAGCTATTATTACCACCTTTTGAAGAATATTCTGTAGTATCATAATGTGCTGTCTCTCTAATTGCAGACGCCCAAAATACTGTACCTGACACTCTTGACATGCCATAAGATAAATTAATAACTTGCCCTTGTATATCCTTAACAGTTGGTTTTAAATTATCTAATCTAGGACCATATGATATTGTATCTTTAGGCTTAGGAGCAAATAGCATCATTAAAAGAAAATTAAATAACATGCCAACTAACATTTGGCCAATTCCTGCCATCATAACGGCTTACTCCTCTTTGTACCTAAAAACTTTAGAAATATTTTGTTCCCAATCTTTTGTCAAAGAATGTTCTACCACCCTACCTACAAAATTATGAGCATGTATAATAGTTTCAGTATCAGTATATATAGCTAAATGCTGTGAGGATCCCTTAGAAAATAATAAAATATCCCCGGCTTCATATTTAAATGGTTTTTTTACTTCATAGCAATGTTTGGAAAGTACTTCTATAATTTCTCCACCTAACCCATATTTTCTATAATTTTTATTATCATAATTAAAAAACCCTACATCATTTAAAGGTACCACTATAATACCTATACAATCCATACCATTTTTACTTCTACCTTGATGTTTAAAAGGAGTACCAAGATATGATCTAGCTTTATCTAAGTACAAATTTACCCACTCTTCTTTAGACATTATACTGGCTCCAGAACTGCAGAAGTGCCATTTTCATTTGTTTCCCTATCATTCATAGTTGCTACAAATCCTGACAACAATACATCTTCATTTGGAAGATATGGCTCTCCTCTAAAATTTATTGTATTATTAAATTTAGTATAACAATGGCCAGAATATGGAGTACCATCAGATCCTATTAATAAATGATTACATCCTGCATAAATTTCAAAAGTATCATCAGTATGAATATTATATGGCATAGGTATAGCTAATTCTATAGATCCATCCTTAAGTGATTGCATCACCTCGGATTGAACTCCAGCATTTAATCCGGTTAACCATTTTACAAAACCATATTGAAAATAATTATCTTCAAAATTACTGACATCATTAGATATAAATTTGTACTTTTTAACTTTTTGATCTGCTAAAATAGTATAAAAATTAAAATTAATCGTATTACCAGACCTAAATGGTGCTAATGATGCATTAGAAAAATTAGTAGCCCAAGTATAGTTATCATTGCTAGATTTTAATGTAATTCCATCACATGTGGGAGCACTATTTGAGTCTACTATTACTATAGACGATATAGATACTGGTTTATCAAATTCAAATTGTAATGTTGTAGTTTTATAATAAGTTTCATAAGGTCCTAAACATGTATAAGTAGAAATATTTTCATCTATTAAATTACTTAATGGCCTACTTTGACCATCATTACAGGATACAGTTTCTTCTAAATTAGTCAATGATACTATATTACTAACACATAAATTGTTATTCAATCTATCTTTTATAGAAATCTCAAATATTTGTAATTTGTTTATCCAATTTGATGAGTGTATGGTAATTCTTATGTATTTAGCTGTTATTGACCCAGAAGATATATCCTCATTATACACAGAACCAATTACCTTATACTCAGGTATATGTATATCTACTCCACATTTACTATCCCCTAATCTAGCTCTACAAATTTTACCATAATATGAGGAATATAGATCCTCATACCGTTTAGATATACCGCGAACTTCCATTTTAAACTGCTTATCTGTTACTTCTATTTCCCCTACTGTTCCATATAATATTTTATTTTTACCATATCCTATATTTTTATAATCTACAGAAAAAAACCATACTTCCGCACCATAAAACTTATTTTTTATTATATCAAAATCATCAATAAATAGATCATCTACAGCACCTTCTATCTCCATATTTTCTATTTGTAAACCTAATGCAGTAGCATAAGCTGTAGGATTAAAAGCGTAAGAAGATTTATATAATTCACCATCTATAGTAAGGTCAGAATCAAAATTAGTTAATGTATATTTTACACCATCAGATCTAAGTATTTTCACACATTGACAAATAGTTGTTACTGACTGAGCTATTGCATTTTTAAAATCTACAGTAAATTCTTTCATTAAAGTCTTACCTCTACTATAGGTATATTTGCTGACCCATGTTCATAAAAATCTAATGTTACCTGTAACTCATCAACATCAAATCTACAAGGTAAATCAAATTCTCCTCCCCATCGTAACACTGCTCCAGATGTTGGAGCAGTGTTAAAAGTTACCATACCAGTAGTATAATCAACAGTAAAGTCTGTATTTATAGTTTTTACAATATAATCTATTGATGTTATAATAGTTCCAGGTACAGGTTTATATATAACTTTAGTATTTAATAACTCTGCAATACCATATAAAATATAAATTTTAGAAAGTTGAAAACTTTTAGTAGTTCCATCACCAACACCAAATACTTGATCAAATGGTGTAACTGTATCTTCAACATCACAAGATTTATAGTCTAACCAATTCTTATATCTAAATTTATGTGCTCTACCTCTACACATATGAAAAAACTTTATAAGTTCTGAGAGTTCGCTCATAGAGCGAACTCCCATAGCGGCATTAAATTCATGCCTAGCATTTTCCCAATTTATATTAGTATATTCACGTCCAGAATCACTTATAACTAAAGTATTACTATATTTTGGGCCTCCTATAGAGCCATATGATATATTATCTGGAAATCTAGGACTTTCTATAAAAGACATATTAGTACCTCATAACTTTATTTCTAGAAGTTCTATTTACTTCGTATGCTATTTGAGCAGCACTTCTTCTTAATCCTTTTTCTGTACCTTCTACACCATTAATTGTAATATTAATTGGTCTATTATCTATTGTTTTTTCTTTTTCTTCATCATTAGTTAATGTTACAGGAATTGATCTATTATCTGGCAATGGAACGATGGCTTCTCTTTTTGTACCCTCTCCTATCATAGCCAATTCTGGGCCTGTAGTAATAGCTCCTTTTGCATATCCTCTTATCATACCAGAAACTATACCACCTTTTGCCATTCCCATTCCACCTTGACATGTACAACCAGCTATTTGAGCAAGATATTGTGTATGAATACTATTGGACATAGATATAGACATAAGAGAAGTAGCCATACTTTGTAATATCATTAAATCTTGCATATGTGCTAACTGAAAAGTTGCTAACCATACTTGGAAGTTTTTATCGATTTTTTCCATATGTTCTATCTGAAAATCTATAGCATTTATTTTAATTTCAATAATGTTATCTTTTATTTCAGATAAAAGTTTTTCTATTTCATCCTTCATCTCTTCAGTAGTATCTTTTAATTCTTCTACTACATCTTCACTATCTCCGCCTCCTAATGATGCATCAGATGAAGAAGATCCAGATCCTGCTTTTTCTTTTGCAGCTTGTCCGGCTGGACTTCCACCACCTATACCACCCATCATCATTGGTATCATAGACATCATCATGCTAGACATACCCAAGCCACTACTTAACCCACCCATCATTCCACCAGCCATTGGTTGAGCCATTCCACCAGCCATTGGTTGAGCCATTCCACCAGCCATTGGTTGAGCCATTCCACCAGCCATTCCACCCATTAAAGATTGTCCCATACCTGCTATACCTTGAGTCATTGACTGAAATGGGGCCATAATGCCACCCATTCCTGCCATATTAAGCATAGATCCAGGAGACATTGATAATGGATTAGAACCACTAAAAATATCACCACTACCTAAAGGCTGTGTTGGCATAGTTGGCATAGTACCAAACATATTCATAAAAGAAGTACCTAATCCTCCCATTCCAAAAGATGGAGAAGCTCCAAAAGCAGAAGCATATCCAGGTGTTGTAGCACCAAAAACATCTGGCTGAGATGCGAATAAACTATCTAACTGTCCTGATATTCCAGCATTTGATCCAAAAATGTCAGATTGTTGATTAAACATATCCTCTAGACCTGTAGATACATTGTTATACTGCCCTTGAGTCATACCAAACATAGAATCTAATCCTGAACTAATACCAGACCCAAAACCTCCCTGCCCATTAGTAGATATACTATTTAATTTAGCTAAAAATGCATCACTTATTTGTGTAAAAGTTTGTTCATGCATAGTAAATGTACCAGATAAATTAGTATTAGTAGTAGAAAAAGTAGTATTTAAATCTTTCTGTACAGTTTCCATAGTATCATTTTGCACAGAAAATACATCTGTAAATTGGTTAGTAGCTTCTTCAAAAACACCAGTTTGTTCTGTAGTTAACGTGTCTATAACACTATAAAATGAATCCTGATCTGTAGAAAGCGGTGTATTACTTTGCATATTATTTTCATAATTGCTACTTAAAAAGTCTAATAATTCTGTTTGATTATTAGCTAAAGTAGAATTTAGTTCTGTATTTGAAGCAACTAAAGAATCTATTTTATACTCAAAAGTACTAGTCAATATATTGTTATTATAACCTAATTCATTAATAGTTTCATTAGGAATACTAGTGTCTATGACATTCTGGTCTATAGATGGTGTATCAAAATTAACTAAACCACCCATATTATTAAAGAAACTATCTTGAGAAGATAATAAACTATTAAAATTACTATTTTGACTGGCGTTTAATTCTTCTAATTTCCATACAATGTTGTTAGAGGTATTATTTTGTGCATTTATTACATTATTTAGTGTGTCCACTTGTAAACCAGTACTATCACTAAAAGTATTAGATAATGAATCAAATAACCCTAATTGGCTATTCATTAAGTTGTTATTAGATCCATAAATTGCAGATTCTATACCTAATGTATTTATAGGTTGTACACTAAATTCTGGTGTTGAACTCAAACTACCAATATTGTTACTTAATGCTAATGTATTTTTGCTAGAATCACTTTGTAACGAGAATAAACTTCCTAATTGGCTTAGTATATCTGAACCAGTTTTATTAGTAGCGCTAGTTAAATCATTTATTGAAGAATTTACAGAAGTATTAGTTTTAAATATATCAGAATTGCTTAAATATAGAGAACCTAATATTGTTGCTATACCTGCTCCAGCTTTTAATAATTGATTATTAGATTCCTCTTCATTTTTAGTTTGTTTATCCAAAGTACCATTTAATTTTGCAGCATCTATCTTTCTTTGCTCTTCAAGATTCTTGGCATACATTGGTAGTTCTTCTTCAGTTTCTTTAGATTCTACCGCATCTTTTACTTCTTTATTAGATCCAAAAATATTGGAACTCATTAAAAGTATTCCACCAAGTATTGTACCTAATCCACCTATTGATGTTCCGAGCATTGAAAAACCAGAAGATACTGTATTACTTACATTAGACATTCCTGAGCCAAAAACATCTGGCATTGAAGAAAATAGACCATCTAAGTCTGAGGATACGGAATCATATTGTGACTTAGTCATTCCAAACAAAGCATCAGTTAGTGCTGGTATTTGTTGTTGCATATTACCTGCACTAGAAACTCCACTTTTAGAATTTATTTGTCCTAATAAATTTATCATACCATCAAATTTATTAGTATGTACATCCATTCTATTTATTGTTTCAATATGTTGTGTTTTTTGCTGTTGAGTTTGTTTTAATAGTTCGTTCTTTAATGCGTCCTTAGGATCTTCCATACCTAGGAAGCTTCCTACAGTAGAGTATATTAAATTCTTTATATCTTCCTTTAACCACTCTTTTGCAAGCTCAAACATTGTTTGCTTTATAGCGTCACCTGCAGCT